CTAATAGCAGACAATCAATTCAACCTAGACTATGCCTTAGCTGACTTATTAACCATTCCTAAAACAGGTAAATATAATGGTTCTGAGGATCATGAAATCCAAGTATCAATTGATGATGAAGCAATAACAGCGTTAGTTAAAGCTAAAAACGCATTAACAAATAGTGATAACGTTGTTGTTAAATTAGGTTTAAACGGTTTAGAGTTCACTTTTGGAGGCGATGTTGAATATGCTAATAAAGTTACTTATTCCATTCAAAATCCAACAATAAATGTATCTTCAACATTTAATTTAGTATATGGTTCTGATCTGTTAAAGGAAATATTAGTTGCTAATAAAGGTTCTGAGTCTGGTACTTTATATATAAATTCAAATGGTTTAATGAAACTAACATTCTCTCACAAAGAATTACAAAGTACTTACTATATTGTTGCAAAAGAACAATAAGTCGACATATTTATAATAAAGTTTGGCTACCCAAACAAAAAATGTTATATTACAATAAAATAAAAGTTATGGAAAAAAACGATTTATCGTCAGTTACACTGATCAAAGATCCGTCAATCGAACCGTATTTCATCGGTCGCGACGCAAACAGCTACACAATTTATGAAACTGTCTACCCAGGTACAAATACTAAGGGAAGAGGTCGCAAAACACGGACTAAAGAAGCAGTTAAAGCTATTTCATTCCATACTAACTTTGGTTCAGCAATGAGTTCAATTGCTAAGTTAAAAATAGAAAAACGCCAAGTATATGATACTATTCATGAGTACATTGCTGAATGGAGACGAGTAAAAGAAGAAATCAATCAAATAGTTAATTTTTAATATGAAACAGTTACAAGCAACGTTTAACGCGGTTATCATTAAACCCCGTGAAGAAGAAGAAGGAATGTATGGTTCCATCATTGTACCCGATATGGGTAAAGAAAAAGCGCTTATTGGTACTATCGTATCTGTAGGCCCAGGTCAATCATCATACTCAGGAGCATTTATTCCTACTGTATTAGAAGTAGGAATGGAAGTAATGTTACCAAGTATGGATCCAAACAAAATTGAATTGGAAGGACAAGAGTATTGGGTATGCCCTGAAAATCAAGTGTTAGCAATTATTAAAACAACAGAACAATAATATGAGTAAAATTATCGAATTCGGTCCTGAAGCAAGGAAAAAACTCGTAACTGGTATTGACAAACTAGCAAACGCAGTTACATCTACATTAGGTCCAAATGGTCGCAATGTGGTTATCGCAAATCAAAATGGTTACCCACAATCAACAAAAGATGGTGTAACAGTAGCTAAAAACATTTCACTTGAAGATCCAATTGAAGAGTTAGGTGTACAACTTGTAAAACAAGCAGCTATTAAGACAGCTGAAGGAGCAGGTGATGGTACAACTACATCTACATTGTTGGCTCAAGAAATGGTTAAAGCCGGTTTAGTGCACTTAAACAATGGAGTAAACGCAGTATCTATCAAGCGTGATATTGATGCCGCAGTTAAAGATGTAGTTGCAGAATTACGTAAAGGTATCTCACAAGACATTAGCTCTGAAGATCAATTAAAACAAGTAGCTACTATCTCAGGTAATAATGATCCTGAAGTAGGAGAGTTAATTGCAACAGCAATGAATAAAGTAGGTCGTGAAGGAGTAGTTTACATTGAAGAATCTAAATCAGGTGAAACATATCTTGAAACAGTAGAAGGTATGCAATTTGATCGTGGTTACAAATCTCATTACTTTGTTACAGATAACAATACAATGAGTTGTACACTTGAAAATGCTATGATCTTGATTGCAGATAAGAAATTTACTTCAATTAAAGAATTATTACCACTATTAGAAAGTGTTTCATCACAAGGTAAATCATTGCTTATCATTGCAGAAGACATTGATGGTGAAGCATTAGCTACACTTATTGTTAATAAAATGAGAGGTACAATTAAAGTAGCGGCAGTTAAAGCTCCTGACTTTGGTGATCGTAGAAAACTTATTTTAGATGATATTGCAATTTTAACAGGAGGTGAGGTATTTAGTACTGACAAGGGTATGAAATTAGATCGTTTTGATTCAAAATGGTTTGGTGAAGCCCGATTAGTTACAATTACAAAAGATGAAACAACAATCGTTGACGGAAGAGGAGAATCTGAACGAATACAAGCACGTATTGAAGAGTTACAGCTCCAAATCGAAAAAGCAAAAACACCTTTCGAACAAGAAAAACTACAAGAAAGACTCGCGAAGTTTGTCGGAGGAGTAGCAATTGTTCATGTAGGTGGAAATACTGAAACTGAGGTCAAAGAAAAGAAAGACCGAGTTGATGATGCGCTTCAAGCAACTAAAGCCGCAATCGAGGAAGGTATTGTTCCTGGAGGTGGTGCTGCTTTACTATATGCTCGTGAAGCAATTAAGAATCGCAAATCAGTAGGTGGAGCAATTGTCTACACATCATGCGGTGCTCCATTTATGAAAATTCTTACTAACGCTGGTTCTACAGAACAAGAGGCTTATTATTTGATTAATAAGTTAGGTGGTAGTGATAATTGGAAAGGATATAATCTATTAACTGAGAAATTTGTTAATATGAAAGAAGCAGGTATTATTGATCCAACTAAAGTCACAAGATGTGCTATCCAAAATGCAGCATCCGTAGCATCAACTATATTATTAACTGAAGCAGTTGTAGTTGATAAGCCTGAAGATAAAAAACAGGATGATATGATGGGTGGAATGGGAGGTATGTTCTAATGGCCACCGAAGTCAAAGAAGAATTAGTATTAATCGCTAAGCGTGTCCCACCTTCAGATAGGTGGGCGCTGCTAAGCGATCCTAATACAGTGTATTCCTCATTAACTGAGACATTAGAAGGTTACTTTCAAGAAACTCAACAACCATGTGACTTCAGATTATCACCTATAAAAGGTGAATTATATGCTATTTCAACAACAGTAGCAGAAATAAAACCAATTCCTCCAAAGAAATTTAACATGTACGGAGACTATTGATATGTATAATAAAAATAAAACTAATACTATGAATAAAGAATTTTTAAAAATGCAAAAAATTGCTGGTTTGATTACTGAGAGCCAGATAAAAGAAATGATGGATGATGATAAAAATGTTCAATTAACACCAGAAGTTAGACAATATATAGATGATGCTATAGCTGAGTTAAGAAACTCACAATCTGATGAAGAATTTGCAAGATTAGGACGTGCGTCATTTTGGGAAAATGACTTTGCTGAGGGTGTATGGGAACATTTTGAAGCTGAATTCCCAGGTTCACTTGATGTGAGTGGTGAAGTAAAGGATTATATACTTGATAATGCTTATAAATATTAATCTTTAAAAACATATTATATTAAAATTTGGCCTTCGGGCCATTTTTTATTATATTTGGTTATATGAAAGAAAATAGTTTATTTGTAGAAAAGTATAGATCTAAAACATTAGAAGACTATATTGGTAATGAGCAATTAAAATCTATTGTTGCTCAATATATTAAGAAAAACGATTTACAAAACTTACTATTGTATGGTACACCTGGAACAGGTAAAACAACATTAGCTAAATTAATTGTAAATAACTTTGATTGTGATTTTCTTTATATTAATGCCTCAGATGAAAGAGGTATTGATACTATTAGAGATAAAGTTCAAGGTTTTGCTTCAAGCGCTTCATTTAAACCAATTAAGATTATTATCTTAGATGAAGCTGACTTCTTAACTATACAAGCACAAGCATCACTTCGAAACATTATTGAGACATATTCTCGTACTACTAGATTTATCTTAACATGTAATTATCTTGAGCGTATTATTGATCCACTTCAATCTAGATGTCAAGTATTAAAAATTACACCTCCATCTAAAAAGGAAGTAGCACAACATGTTGCTATCATTTTAGATAAAGAAGAAATTAATTATGAGTTAGAGGATCTAGCATTAGTAGTTAATAAACATTATCCTGATGTTAGAAAAATACTTAACACTTGTCAAGTAAATACTGTTGATGGTACTCTTAAAATAGATAAAGCGATACTATCATCAAACAGTTATAAAGATGGAGTAATTAAAGAACTTAAATCACCAACTAAATCTAGTTTTAAAAACATCAGACAAATACTTGCTGATAGTAATTTGGATGACTTTGAAGAGATTTATAGATTCCTATATGATAGTTTAGATGAGTATGGTAATAATGATCTATCAAAAGCATTGATTGTTATTGAAATAGAAAATTATATGTATCACGCTAATTTCAGAATTGATAAGGAAATCAATGTAATGGCTTTACTAGCCTCAATTTTAAAAATAATTAATAATAAATAAAGTTATGAGTGAATCAAAACAACAGCAGCTTAATGTCAATGTAGACTTCAAGCAAACACAACCAATTGTCTCACCTGATGGGAATCATGTATTTGCTGAGGGGGTAATTTTACGTAAAGTATCTAAATTCTTGACTGGTTCAACAGAAGATGCTATTATGCCTATTCCATGTTTTTATGATGTGAAGACAGGAAAAGTATTAATAGAAATGTTACCTAAAGAAGTTAGAGAAGAATATGACAATATTTGATTGGTTAAAGGAAATTACCTATAATAAATCAAAATGGGAATCATTTACTGAGGAAGACAAAGAATCATTTAATTGTTATATGATCCATCGCTTCCTCAGTATGAATCCTGAGTACATAGAATTCGTGAATTTAGTGCAGACTTTTCCATATTCTGATAAGGAGAAAACATATAATATATATTTATATATGATACCTAAAAATAATATGTTTTTCAAATATATCAAATCCACTAAAAAGAAAAAGCAAGAATCATTGCTTAAACATATTGCTAACTACTTTGAATGTTCATTTGGTGAAGCAGAAGAATATATTGACATATTAAGAGAATCAGGTGTGAAAAGTATACTTACTAAATTAGGTATTGAAGAGAAAGAACAAAAAAAGTTATTAAAAAATGGATAGTATAGTTACATCAATAATTAAGCAGTTTGAAGAACGAAGTGCTGCTGGTAAAACAAAGTATGGTACTGATTTAGACAGAACAGATCTATCTCTATTAGAGTGGATTGAACATGCTAAACAAGAACATATGGACGCTATCCTATATCTTGAAAAACTGAAGCAACAGTTTATTCAAGAAAATAAATAAATCAAATTTTGAGCACTAAAATCCCATCGATAGTTAAGGCTATCAGGAGTTATACTCCTCAAGAGATAAATTATGCTTATCATAAGACTATTTCTTACAGCCAGTTTTCTGTTTATAAAGAATGTCCTCACAAATGGGAACTACAATATAAAGACGGATTACAGGAGTATAAACCAACCATTCATACTGTGTTTGGGACTGCAATGCATGAGGTACTTCAAAGTCACTTAACAGTGATGTTTGAGGAAAGTGCTGCTGCAGCTGATAGAGTTAATATCGAGGAACAGTTTGAGGAAACATTTCGTAAGGTATATCTAGACGAGTATAAGAAAAATAAAAGTACTCACTTTAGTGGTGCCGTTGAAATGAGAGAATTCTATGAAGATGGGTTGAACATACTTAGTCAATTTAAAAAGAAACGAGGTCAGTACTTTAGTAAAAAAGGATGGAGTTTAGTTAAGGTTGAGTTACCAATTGTAATGACGCCTAATAACGCGTTTAAAAACGTTTTATTCAAGGGTTTCATCGACTTGGTATTATATCACGAACCCACAAGTACATTTAAGATAATCGACTTTAAGACGTCTACTCGAGGATGGAATGATGAGACTAAAAAGGATGAAGGTAAACAATTCCAATTAATACTATATAAGTATTTCTTTAGTCAACAGTTCAATATTCCTGAAGATCAAATTGAAGTAGATTTTCTTATATTGAAAAGAAAAATATGGGAACAAAGTGAGTTTCCTCAAAGTCGTCTTCAAGAATACTCACCCCCAAGTGGTAAAATTAAAATAAAGAAAGCAGTGACAGCAATTAATAATTTTCTTGAACAATGTTTTAACACTGATGGTTCATATAAGGATACTACTCACCCAATTACTGTAAATAAGAATTGCCAGTATTGTCCCTTTAATGACAAAAAAGATTTATGTAATAAGTAACTTTTATTGATTTTATATATATTTATATACAAATAAAAGCTATGAGTAAAAAAGAAATGACACTAACAAGTGTTAAAGTACAAAGCGAGTTATTTGATGATTTTAAAATGAGTTGTGTAAAACATAAGTTTTCTTTACAAAAGCTTGTAGATCGCACAGTTCATTTATATCTTACAGATGAAGAATTTCGCAAGAACATCCACAACCACAATAATTTAAACCGATAAAAGTTATATGAATTCAAGTTTTGCTTATCTTCCCCAGAATGAGAGGAAGAAAATCTTACTAATCTGTGATGATATTAGAGTACACTCAGGTGTAGCAACTATCGCTCGAGAATTAGTATTAAATACAGCCCAACATTTTAATTGGGTAAATGTAGGAGGTGCTATCCAGCATCCAGAAGCTGGTAAACGATTAGATCTATCAGCAGATACTAACACCACTACAGGACTAAATGATGCATCTGTAATATTATATCCAACTAGTGGATATGGAGATACTAATTTAATTAGACATCTTATTAAAATAGAAAACCCAGATGCTATTTTCCTAGTTACTGATCCAAGATATTTTATTTTGTTGTTCCAAATTGAAAATGAGATTAGAAAAAAAATACCTATTGTTTATCTTAACATTTGGGATGACTACCCAGCTCCAATGTATAATAAAGGATATTATGAGTCATGTGATGCTTTATTAGCTATCTCAAAACAAACTAAAAATATTAATGAGTTAG